CCGTGCATTTTAGCGCCGTTTTAGTGTCCTCGATTTCGAAAGTGCCGTTATCTGTTGAGCCCAGAACATGATTCAAATCATGGTTATGAAGCGCAAAGACATTATTATTTTCAAGCGACTCGGAAAAACAACCGGGCGCAAGTTTTTCAAAACACTTTTCGCCGAAATCTTCGCTTTCCAGGTCGTAAGGGATAAAGCCGACAATGTATTTTTTGCCGTCGTCCTCATCCTTTGCCAATGCGCGAAGTTCGATATTTTTATAAAACGCTTTAACTTTCTTCATTTTTTTTTCTCAAAAAATATAGTCTATTTTTTATCGTCGCCGATTCCGCTTGAATCGCCTGTCAACAGATTGTTTTTATCTGTTGCCGATTGGTTAGACTCAAACATTTTTGACGCCGTTTCTTTCGCTTTCGCCATGTAAGCATTAAAGATATCATCTCTTGCCGGCATGAGGTTAGATGCAACAAGTGGCGTATTAGCCGCTTCGGTTCCATAAACTCTATGATTTTCCATTTGGCGCACTTCGTCCAAAACTAACTGGCCGGTCGTTAATTGCTTTGAGTATGCGTCAATTCTCGTTATCAAAGATGTTTTCATCAGTGACGAGTAATTAAATTCAAAAAAACATTCAAAGCGTTCATCTTCGGACAAAAGACGGTTAAAGGCTTCTTCAAAAGCGGTCGCTATTGGTTCTACTGCTTGAGTGGTCAAAATTGTGTAACTTGATTCAATATTTTGCGGGGCGGAACCGTTTAGAAAATCAATAGGAATGTGAAAAATTTGAGCGATTTGTTCGTTTTGAAACTCTCGGTTTTGTGCAAGCTCTTGCGCCTTGTTGTCGTTGGTTCCTGTCTTGATAGTTTCAAATTTTATACCGCCATGTTTGACGATAGGTTTTCCCGCATTTTTCACGCCAGAATATCTATCAATATAAGAATCGCGAACTTTTTCAATAATATCGTCGTCGGCATCTGGGAAAGCGTCAGTTATATCAATAATCAAACGCTCGCCCAAGGAATTATCAAAAGAATTTGCCGTGTAGTAGTTGAGTTTTTCAGCGGTGCGGAATGTGTCCGAAAGTTCCATAAAAATCGAATGGCCCCGAAGTCCGTCATATCCATATTTAGATGGAATATGCAAAATTTCATTGTCTGTGTAACGCTGGCCGTTGTAAGTGTAAACTTTTCGGTTTGTCGCCAAATCACGAGACACAAAGACATTACACGGATTCAGGCGGAAAAGAGATACAATTTCATTTAGTTCATTTCTTGCCTTGAACAGAAAAACGTTTCCGGCGAAGTAGTCGCGCACACACTGCGATAAAAAAAGAGTGTGCGTTTCTTCCAAATTCGGTTCGAAAATCAAATTTGAAAGCCAGTGAGTTTTTATTTTTTCATGAGTATCTGCACTATAGACGCCATACCCAAGCGAGGCCACGGCGTTGGCTATCATGTCGATAGATGCAAATGATGTTGATTCTTTTTGAGTCGATACATCAACCGGGGATATATAATCCCTGATAATCCTGGGTTTTGTCCTTGCGTTTCTATTAAAATTTCTAAAAAGTCTTTTGAAAATGTTCATTTTTATCTCTCAAAAATATAGTCAATCAAAAACTTTTCAAAAGTGATTCAACTGATTTACAAATATTTTTCGGCTTTTGCGTGTTTTCATCGATTGCCGCTCTGGCCATTATCGAAGTTACAACGCCGTCAATTCTTTTTGTCGAGGTTCTGGAGGGTTTCAGCGGTTTATAATTTCCGTTTGGGTCGGGTTTAACTACCGTATTTGTCAACATCCATTTTAAAATCGGATTTGTATCGACAATTTTTCCCTCGTAGATGCATTTTTCATAAAATTTAGTAGGGGCGGAAAAGTTTTTTAGGCTCTGGGCAAAAGGTACAAAAAGCACATGCGGAAAAGCGTCATCAAGTTTTTTGATAATTTCCTTTGATTGCCAAGGGTCATAGTAAAAAGCGACAATGTTATAAAGTTCCGCCCATTCAGAGATTTTTTCAAAGATATATTCTTCGTCGATTGTTCGGCCTGGCGTGGCGGTCAATAGTCCCGACTGGACCCACTCAAGGACGTTAATATTATCTTGCTTGTATTTTTCATAAATTGAATTTTCGGGTATAAAAAATTGATGTCGATAGATGTATTTTCCGCCGTCCTTAAAGCATAGCGACAAGGCCGAAAAGTCGTTAATGTCGGAAAGGTCAAGAGACGCCCCACAAGGCTTGCCGGCTAGAGAGTCAAAATCAATTTCATCAGGTTGATTTTTTTCAAAAACATCAAGCGGAATCCAAGAAGAAACGCCGTTTGTCCAGATTCCTAAAGTTTTTGATTTAAAGTCGGGTTGGTGCGCTGGCTTTGATAGTGCATCATTCAAGTCGGCTTGCAAAACTTCGTCCGTCAGTGCTGGCAACAAATCCAAGCTCGGATTTGCTTTTTGATAGACTTTGAGATTTTGCCAATCGTCATTTTCATCAATGGCGTAAACAATACAAAAATAAAAATCGTCATCATGTAGACCGTCCAGAACTTTTTTAGCGGCCAAGTTTTCCGAATAACAGGGCTTCGAGATGTCCAAGCCAGCGGAAGTGATTTTTAGAATCAAACGATTTTTTCGTGAGCGTCCACCGTAGCGAAAAGCCGTCACAATCTTATCCGAATCATAAGCGTGATATTCATCGATAACAGAACATGAATTTTTATATCCATCGATAGCGGTTGAGCCGTCAGCGAAAAATGCGATGCGCGAATTTCTGCAAATAATCGTTTGACTATTGATTTCACAAACTGAAGCCAAAGTTTTATCAGCCTGAACAATGCGAACAAGTTCTTTAAAAGATTTTTCGGATTGTAATAAATCTTTATTTACAAAATACGCCTCGGCAGCTGGCGTCGTGAGAAAATCCCATAAAAGAATCGGAAATAAAAGTGATGTAGTCTTTGAGTTTTTGCGCGCGACTTCGATATAACAATCTTGAAAGCGTCTTTTTGTCTCGTCGGCGGAATCCACCCAACCGAAAATCTGATAATAAATAAATTTGTGCCAGGGTAACAATTTCAATTTGCGGTCGGGATTTTCAGCGGTTTTTTCAATGTCCGGAATTACCAGTGATTCAGCGAAATTGATAACATCATCCGCCTTTTCGGGGCGAAAAACGAAATGAAAAGAAGGGTCGTTTTTTTGGCGCTCTAAATCTTTTAAAAATCGCTCTATGGCTTTTTTACAGTAGCGCCCCGATATGATAGTGCCGCTCTGGATGTCTTCGCAATATTTTTTTACATCTTCTTTATGACTCATCTTTTCACCCCTTTAGTATTATCATTTCAAATGTTTCATTTTTGTTTGTGTTTTCAAGTCGGGAAATCATACCTTTAAATGAAATCGTGCCGTCATCGTAAATTCGGAAAGTTTGAACCAACTGGATATTTTTTTCAGCTGGATATTTTGTTATCAAGCGAAAATCAAAATAAGACTCTTCTTCCCAGGGACATAAAACGCAATTTTCGGGCATAATACATTTAAAAATGGTTTTCACTTTGAAAATATTTCCTTTTTCAAAATCCGAATCTTTACTCAATAAAGTTTGCAAAGACGCTTGAAGAATCTGGGCGATTTTGTGATTTTTGAAATCCTGAAGAGAAACCCAAGAAAGAAAATCCGAAATCATTCAAACGCCTCATCTATAAAAAACCCTTTACATTTAACGCCGAATTGAATAGCGTCGCGCGCATCTTCTACCCAACAATCTAAGCGCTTGCACAACTTTTCAAAATTTTCGATAATTTCGCATTTTTCGTTATTCCAAACTATAAATTTTTGAGAAAGACTCGGAACATACGAATTTTGACTATCTTTTCTAAAGCGCTTTCTAAAACTACATAAATCAACAATCGTTTCGGGACTAAACCCCCTCAAAAAATATTTTCTAACGGTCGCTTTTGGAAAACCGAAAGCCGCCGAAAAACTTTGTATCGACGGATAAATTTTCCCATTGTATTCAATATTTTTTTCGTTCATGATTCTTTTTCCTTTATGAGTTTATCAATAATGCTTTGTTGGCTTGTCGCTATCCCGATTTCTTTTTCTTGACTTGTCAAAGTATCAAGCGTCAGTTTTACACGCGCCGACGGCGTTAAATAAAAATCTTTGACAGTGGAAGAATAAATCTCATAAAACTTCGAAAAACGCTTCATCAAGATTTCGAAATCTTCCGCCAGCGGCGATTTATTAAAAAGCATCTCACGGATTTCAGCAGCCTTTTCAAGCGCGAAATAGGCGTTTTCCAAAAGTGGAGAATCGGCCGTTTGTTCGGCTCCGATTAGTTTCAAAAGTTCGATGTGTTTTTTGTAAGCGCTTCTAACTTTTTTATCTTTTAGCCAAGTCGGGATTTTTAGCGGTTGCGCTGGCAAAGATTTTTTTAAAATCTCGTCGGCGTGCGATGTCTTCAAATCTCGGTCGGCTCTGTAGGTGCCTTGCATCTTTTTTAGTGCCACTGGCTTTTTAGGTCGTCCGCCCATGTGTCCCCCCTAAAAAAAGTTTCCGCCAAAAGCTGGGCAATTCCAAACTTTGTTATACATAGAAGACAAACCCCCGATTAAAAAAATCAACTTTTGGCGCGGTACTTTTAAACCGTATCAATAAAAACTTTAACAAAGTTTTATCAATGCTAAATACTACTAGTCAAAATGTAAGTAAACATTTCGACAAATGGGATTTAAAAG